GGATTTAGCAATCCGTCGTGCACGCGCGAGAACAGTGTATCAGATTGCGCAGCGTAAACCGGGTCTGTGGAGGTACTGGCTACCACGATTAATAAACCTAGACTATATTACGGTGTGCAATTGTATATTGTTTGAATATATTCATGGCGACTTCCTGCAGTTGTATGATCGCGCTGGCGGTCTAAGTTCACTCGATAACTTGCAGTTGGCCACAAAGACAATCTCTGACTATCTGAAGAAACACAAATCATCAATGTCCATAAAACTCAAATATTGTGAAACAGGGGGCATCTCTGGTTATCGCAACCCTGGCTTCGATAAAGAATATGATTTTAAGGCTGAGAGTACGAAACTAGCTGAGGCCGGTGAGAAGCATGGTCTGTGGGGGACGGATTGGATGGCCACCTTTCGTGCAAAAACAACGGAGACACACGGCACATCAGTCACACCCGTGATACCATACATCAGTCTCGAGCAGTACATCGCGTCAGATACGAATATCACAGGAGGGGCATCGTCGTATGGAAAGGTAGAGTGGACGTTTGAAGGTGAAAAAGGCAAATTCAAAGCGCGGAAAAACTTTTTACTTGATTTGGCTGAGCCCGCTTTCTTGGCGGAAGAGACATTGGCACATTTAGGGCAGCAAGAGAACACATCATTTATAAAAGCTGAGCTTGGCAAGATGCGGATTGCGGTAACCGGCGACATCTGGTCATATTATTCAGAGGCCTGGCTCAATCATCTGTGCGCTGGTGTGTATCTGCAATGGCCTGGAAACACGCTTGATGAGACGATATCTGTGCAAACAACACGCATGGCTGAGATGTTAGCCGAGCTAAAAACAAAGTACTCATTGCCGTTTGACTATGCGGGTTTTGATCACCAGCCCACAACGGAAGAAGAACAAGTGCAAATGCAGTCATATCTCGCTCGTGGTATCGCGAATGTACCAACCACGGATCAAGCGTTCTGGACGCACGTTCTACAAGGCACAGTGGCAAGCTTTGATAACGCATGGATGATAATTAAGATCGAGGGACTAGTTTTCCGTGTAAAGATAACAGGTGGAGTTGAATCAGGCATACGACTTACGTCGATCGCAGGTAATATGTGGAATCAAACAATGACGATCATTGCAAAAGATCTGTGCCATGCCGCTGGACTAACTGAGCAGATTAGGAGTTGGCTACGCGGCGATGATAGTGCAATATTTACAAAGACATACTGGTCATGCCTGTTAATGCGCTTGGCGTATGCGGGCATAAACGCTGTCGGAAACGATTCAAA